TCTGACTGTCTTGATAACACTTTCAAGTGAGGCATATTTGTTTTTAAAATGCGGGTTTCTTTTATCCTCATAGGCATGAGGGTTAGTTTGGTGAAAAGCTATGAGTGCCATAGCTATGTTATTATCTTCTTTGTTAGTAGTCTCAGGTCTTGCCTCAGACTGCGAATATCGTGGAACTGGCTTTATTGCCTGACCTAATTGTTGCATAGTGTAATCCTCTTACTGTTATTTTTTGCGACTTTGACTTGTATGCCATGACCAAATGCTTCACTTGCATTTTTGGGTACTAGCTTTTTAATTTTGCTTTCAGCATCCTTAAATATTTCATTAGCCCCTAAGGTCTGAATATATTGTTCTGCAAATGCCTTCCATTTAGGATCTGCCTGCATATCTACTGGCACTTTATCCTCTTGAGGGATTGGTATTTCAGCGGTAGGAATGTCGGTTGGCTCTATGTCCAACTCAATACATCCCATAAACCACTTAGCCACGTTGATTAATTTTTCCTGAAAATCACGATCAATTTTAATCTCATGTAGGGATGGCTGATCACCGCCTTTAATAAAAGATAGCAAGCCATAAGGACATTTCTTGCCAGTAGTTTCCTCAATAAGATATGCGTTCCAGTGTATCTGAGGGCTGTAGTATCTGACTAAGCGAGGGATTACGTCTTTATATTCCTCATCTCTTTTAGGTCGCCCCATAGTAAATTTAGCATCAATGACTGCCAATTTATTCTTGTAGCCTTTAACGACACCATCAACAGTACACCGCATGAATGGATGCTTCTTGCCATTAAAAACTTTTTGGCGGTCAATTATAGGTAAATCTAAATAATGCTCAGTCCATTCAAGATTAGCTTCTTCAGTGATATGCCCCATAATCACTGCCCAAATCATTGTCAAATCATCGGGTTGTATCTTGCCAGTCTTTTGCTGAAACAATTTTAAAATTCGCTCAGGATCTCCTGAAGCTAAGGTGGTTATATCGCTACCACCAATCGTACTTTGACGTTCAGATAGACTTTTTGTGTCTAATCCAAACTTTTCAAAAAATGGATATGCCATAGGTTATCTCCTCCTAATTCATAGAAGAGGTTATACCTTATTGGCATATATTGCAATATATTTTATTCTATATTAGATCTAGATCCGACTATTTTATGAATAGCAACAATGTCTGAGTTTTTAAAAACTTCAGTATTATCAGGGCTAAGGGTTGATAGCTTGTATTGTCTTTCACTAACCTCAGCTACTTTTCTAATTAGCCCGACAGTGCGGTCACCTGATTTTATTTGCACAACGACAAAATCTTTTTCTTTGACTTGCAATGATGGATCTACAAATAAAATTTCACCATAAAAATATCTTTGCTCCATATTTTCCGATAGCATGAAGCAGGCATAAGCTGATGGAACACCAATTAAATAGTCAGGTCTTGCACAATGGGTGAACATTTTTTTCTGCACCTGAAAACCTTCTCCGCCATTTGGTAAAGGTAAGCCATACATCGGCAAATCCTCTAATGGTGGCATTTTATTCTCTATTGGTCTTTGATATATAGGTGTAGCTGATGTTAATAATCGGTCTTCATCAACACCAAAAAACTGTAATAATTTATCTAAATGAATACCTAACTTTCTATCGCCTCGCTCCATCTTGCTATATTCAGATTGACCAACACCGATAGCATCAGATACCTCTTTTTGCTGTAACCCTTTATTATTTCTCAACACATAAAGGTTGTTTGGAAACTTCATTGGATTATGTCCTTTTCTTGTTTATTCACGAGGCAACGTTATCCATACCCTCGTGGTAAATTAGTCGAATATATTACCATAGGGTAAGAATATATAATTACAATATATTTTTTTTATATTGCTAAATGTATTGACTTCAACAACTTGATAGTTGTATAGGTATAATTATAGTGCAATATAGTCGACTACAACATAAGGTTATCTGAAGTGAAATTATCACAATATCTTGTTAAAAATGGAATATCTCAAAAAGAATTATCTGATCTACTAAAAGTTTCTCAACCAACAATTCATAAGTGGCTTTATGGCAAATCTTTGCCTTCAGCTAGAAAAATGTTGGCGATACACACCTTCACAAAAGGCAAAGTTAATCTTCAAGATTGGAAAATGTAATGGGAAAATTTTCAAGAGACAAAGGTTATCGTGTTGAAAATAATCTCAGGAAGCAGGCTTTGATGCACGAGGACATAGAATGTTATCGAGTGCCATTGTCAGGCGGGGCATCCATAAAAGGCGATTTGGTTGTCAATAAGACTGGCGAAGATAAGTGGATATTGGAAGTCAAGTGCAGGGCAAATGGTTTCAAATCTATTTATGACTGGTTTGAGGACAATGATGGGTTGGTGATTAAAGCCGATAATAAGAAGGCTTTAGTTGTCATAGATTATGATGATTTTTTGGAGTTAGTGGCTAGACGATGAAGGTTACCTTACTTGATTATGAAATGGCTCAGGGGGCAAATACTGGTTCTCTTCGGCACATTGGAGCAATCAAGAGAGGCTACAAAAACAAGACTAAATTACAGTCCAGTTGGAACAGTCACATTGAGGGAGCTTGCGGTGAGATAGCTGTAAGTAAGGCTATGGGAAAGTATTGGGGTGGCTCAATAAATACGTTTAAGGAAGGCGGGGATATTGATGGCACTGGTTGGGAGGTAAGGACAAGAAGTAAACAAGATTATGACTTAATTCTGCGGGATGATGACCCTAAAGATAGAATTTATTTCCTCGTAGTGGGAGTTTGTCCAACCTATGAGATTAAGGGTTGGATTATGGGTGGCGAAGGTATGTTAGATAGGTTCGTCAATGACTATGGAGACTATGGGAAGGCATATTTTGTGCCTGCAAGTTTCCTTAACAATATTAATCAGTTGGAGGTGAATTTATGAGTATAGAAGCATTAGGTTGGGGCATGAAACAGCGGGTTGGTGAGCCAACAGCAAAGTTGATATTGATAATTTTGTGTGATTTATATAACGACAAATATGGCTGTGCATTTCCCTCTCAGGAATATATTTCTGAGACTGCTAATTGCTCAGTTAGGACAATACAAAGACATATGGATGTACTTGTTGAAGGTGGTTTTATTGAGATAATAAAGCGACCAAATCAGGTCAATAAATACCTTATTTCAGGTATGAAAAATGGAAGCGACAGATTGTCACCTACTAAAATGGATGCGACAGATTGTCGTGTCGGAAGCGACAACGTTGTCACACGATCCTATAACTTATCTCTTAATACTTCTATATCTAAAGATATAGAAGGCACAAATAGAGATTTTGATAATGAAATTTATCAATTGAAGTATGAAAAGGTGTTTAAAGTACATAAGGAATTTTTAGTCCAAAAAGGGGTCAGCAAAAGTGAGGCAGGAAAGATTGTCGGCACTATGATGAAGCGGTTAGGTCAGAATGGATTAAGTAAAGATCAGCAAGTTGATAAAGTCGATGAAATATTTAAAACCATTAAGGCAAGTCCAGTAGCTGATATTAAAAGTTATTTATTTGGGGCGGTTCAGAAAAAAGAGCAAAAGCCAAAAGAATTATCCGATAAGCAGAAGGGATATATTCAGAGTGTTATAGATCAGGTTTACAAGAAGAAGGATAGTCCAAGTTATGTAGGCACTGATTTTAACAAGCTGAGGGAGCGATGCGAGAAGGCAATGCTTGAGGGCAAGATGCAGTCTATTTTGGATGAGTATGATATTCGATGAAGAAAAATAAATTACCAAAAGAGGAAAGAGTTTTACCTACTCCTGAGTTTCTTCAGAAGCATGAAGTTGTTGAGAAGGAGACAAAGAGAGCGGGTGAGAAGTTATTATATGTTACTGATCAGTTGTGGATTGATACCTATTTTAAGAAGGGTGTTATCAGTTACGATCAGTATCAGACTGCTCAGAGGTTATTGGGTTTGTATATGGCTTCAGGGCGAAATCAGAAGCTTACAGCGACATTATCGGATAGGTTGGGCGGTACGAGTCTAAGTGGTGATTATGATCGATCTGAGGTCGCTATGATGGATTTTATTAAGGTTGCTAGAAGGATGGGTAAGAGGAGTTTCAGTATTGTGCAGGATGTCGTCTTGCATAATTATTCGGCTAAGGAGTGGGCAATAAAAAACCGCAGAAACGAAAAAGCCTCTGCGGAGATTTTAAGGTTGAGTTTAGACGATCTAGAGGATGCCTTTAAGAAACTCTCCTGATTTGGTGGTGATTGTCTATGTCATCGTTCAGTTCGTCTAGAAGGCTTTTGAATGATGTTAAACGTCTTGTAAGGTCGTTACAGTGCCTTCTTGATAGCTCGTCTTCTAAGAACTCTATGTTTCGCTTTGTGTAGTCTCTGACTAGCTGAAGGTCAAATAGGTTATAGATCTTCTTCATTAGCTGAATACCACTAAAGCTAAGTAGGCAGTTCCAAACATCATTACAAGGAAGGATATTTCGGCTAAACAAGTTAAAAAGAATTTCATAGGTTTCTCCAATATTAAATTACTTATTGGGTATATAGTGCATTATATTGGAATATATGTAAAGAGGTATTGCATATAAGATCTGTCTGTAGTACAACTTGTATATGATTGAATTAATTGGCACTAGATGTAGTGTTTAGCCTTACAGAGATGTAAGGTTTTTTTATTGGTGATCTATGAAATTTGATTTTCAAGAGAACAAACCATTAACAGCAGGGATGCTTATTAATGGGTTTAATTTAAGGGGCGATAGGCAAAAAGATGATTTTTATGCAACACCGCCTGAAGCTACTCAGCAATTATTAGACGTAGAAAAGTTTGAGGGTAAAATTTATGAACCTTGTTGTGGACAAGGACATATTTCAAAAGTTTTAATCAAAAATGGTTACGATGTTGAGAGTAGCGATTTAGTTGATAGGGGTTATGGGAAGTCAAATATAGATTTCTTAATGGAATATAAAACTAGAGATAATATAATCACTAATCCGCCTTATGGCAGGCTGTTAATGCAGTTTGTAAAGCAGACACAAAAGATAGCTGACAAAAAGATTGCTATGCTCCTTAAACTCACTTTTTTGGAAGGTCAGGAAAGAAAAGAGTTTTTTAAGGAATGTCCGCCAACAAGAGTTCATGTTTTTTCTAAAAGATTATCTTTAATGAAAAATGGAGAAAGCTACGATGGCGGTATGATGGCTCTTGCATGGTTTGTGTGGGAGAAAAACAAGAAAACAACAACAACAATAAACTGGTTATGAGATGAGTAGAAAATATCGTGAAGATGAGTGGGTTGAGTTTCTCAAGAGGATTGGGGAAGGAAGATCTGCGAGGGATGTTTGTCATAATGATAAGGATATGCCGAGTTGGAGGACTGTGTCTGAGAAGCTGAATAGTGATAATGGGTTTGCTAGTCGATATGCTTTGGCTATGGAGAATAGAGGTCAGGTATATGCAGATAAGATTACTGAGACTGTTAGTGATATGTTGGAAGGCAGGATAGATTATAATCAGGCTAGAGTGGCGATAGATGCGTTGAAGTGGCAGTCAGCTAAGTTAGCACCGAAGAAGTTTGGTGATGTGCATAGGATGGAAGTGAAGCATGAGGCAAGTTATTTGGATGCTTTGAAGGAGGTAAGTAAGGTGGTTGAGGGAG